GTCCATGATACATATACTTTTTGGTTATAAAATAATGGGGTTCTAACAGTTAATTTAATTACGTGTTCAATGTAATAAAACCCAAATGCTTGTAAGAAATAGTTTAAACGTGGATGTCCTGTGCGTGTGGGGATTTGAAGGAAGTTGTTTGAACCAGCTTCGAAGGTTCCTAAATGCGCCCAGTTTGTACAATGTTGATGTAAGTCCTCGCTATCCATGATGGATGGTTGTAAAGCGGGGATTTCAATTGAGGGGACAAGAGCGGGTCTCATCCCATCAGGTGTTGTGACTTGGGGAGTGGGCATACATGTTATAACCCCTTCCTTCTGAAGGGAGGAAAGGGTTTGTTCTTTTTCGCGCGATTCAATTGGGGTATAATCGGCGAGAGGGGATTTTTCTACTGCGGGTTTGGCTGCGGTAGATGATGATTTTGAGTCTACTGACTCTGACAAATTAGTAATGGAAGCCATACTTATTTTGTATTTGATGTTATCTGTAAACGCTCTAAGAATATTGATCGAGCGTCGAAATAAGATAGCCGGAGACTTGAATACCGGAATGTTCCTGACACTTCTCCAAATTTTTCGCGTGCTTTTGTGAGTAGGCGCGCTCGAAAATTTTGAAAATAAGACTCACCATGAAGGCAAGCCTCAATCATTGATTCATTTAATTGATTATCAATTTGAAGAGTATCATTGTATGGAAGATGTGACCAATTAAATTGTTGTTCAATTGAGTCAGTATCCAATGGGGCTAAAGTCACTCCTCCACGCTCAATAAATTGCCGTTTCAAAAACGTCAATTCACTGAGCGGTTTCAAGGAGTAACTGCCACATTTGTCGGCTGTTGTTACTATTTGGTTTAAGTCATTCTTCATGATATTTTGGAATAGATAAAAGTCAAATCCTATCATATGTCGTCCGGGGACAACCCAAAGGTCGTCACCAAAAGTTCTGACATAAAGATCCTTCTTATATTGAGTATAAGAGAGTTTACCAGTATGTTGATAATATGCCCAAAAGACATAAAGATCATTCACATCAGAATTGATAGTAGTTGTCAGATATCCACCCGAAGGGTTACCATGCTGAGTGACCCAAACATTGTTGTATGTTAGGTGTGGTGTCCATATAATTTCTGCCATTATGACTTGTCGAGCGAGGAATAATTTCTTGGCCAAATCTTCGCCATGTTTCTTCTTTTCAAAGTTATAAATAACGCTGTTTCGAACATTGTTAACTGCAATCATGAATTCTTTCACTAATCTTCCGTCAAACTGACGAAAGTCTGCATCAAAGCCTACATCATTATAAACAAGAGATTGTTTAAGATGGTAAGCTGCTTCTCCTGAGTGGGGATTCATTCCGACTCCATGATTGAGTTTGTTACGATGTTCTATCCAGTGATGTTTATACTTTTGAAAAAGAAGACCTGTGACTAATAATTTGTCAATTGGGGGTATGGTAAATACCCTAGTCTTACCTATTTCTGCTTTCTCAATGGGACGTGTTTCGTCTTTAAGACAATCTTTCCAAGGAGTGAGTGTCATATAACCATTTTGAGCATTTTCAAAGATTGTTGCTGCATTTAAAAGTAATTCTTTACCGTGGGGTGTTGATTCGTCGATAGAAAGAAGACCATTTTCATCTTCTTTAAAGAAATCTCTTTTTCTCGAACAGGTGTCTGTCCAAGGGAAACCAGGGGATGTGTCCATTTTCATTTTAGAATCTGCCATATGAAAATTTCCATTAAAAATGCCATTTGCTACTTCGGATATAGAACTTATGCCTACATCTTCTCCATGAAAAACATCTATCAAATATTCCGTCATTTGTTTCTGGTAAGAGCGCAGAAACTTTTTAAGCTTTGGTGAAAGTTTAGGATCAGGAGTAGTATATTTAGAAGTTTGAGTCAAGATTAAACTTGGGTTTCCGAACTTATCATTGATAAGTTGTGCCGGATTCTTGACTTGAGATAATGTTAAAGCAGCAGGGACATGTTTAATAGGGAAAGCTCCATACAGGGGATGTCTCTTTAATGTTGTTTTACCGTTGGTGGGGGCGTACACTTTAGGAGTGTCTCCAAGATATGTCGAATTGGGTCCTGGGACGTTTGCTCCTACAGATGATAATGGAATGGAATCACCATAATCGAGCACATAGAATGGACAGTCAGGGACCGTAAACCATTCCACGTGCTGGGTGTCGGATGTTTC